GGGAGAAACACTCGTAAGTTCGTCGAAGGAGGAAATGTATTTCCGGTTTCCTTGGGAAGCGAACTTTGCACGCTCGATTCAATCGAGCGGCCTGAACTTGAAAGAGTTCAGTCTCGCATCGGCTCTCGGCGCAGCTAGAATAGTGCGTTAGAGAATAAGAAATGTACAGAACCAGGAACGTGCCAACCCCTAACGGGATTGGATCTCACGTTCTATGGTTACTAAGACGATTCACATATACGCCCCAAAACATAAAGGGTGGTAGTGTGATGGCATCGAAGTTGCATCGCCAGTCGCCGACTAGTGGAAGGATGCAGTGGTTGGCTTATCACCAACTGTTGTGTTCTTTTGCAAGTTTACGACTATAATTCAACAGTAAACCCGCTTATTGGCCGGTTATTGCCAATTAACATAACGCAGATGTTACCATCTACATTACTAACGAACGAAGTGAAGGATAGGGCCGGTGTCGAAGTTGAATTCGAACACTACTCCCTCGAAGGAAGAACGCACATATACACCCGAAAGGGTGGAAATCCGTCCCTGCCTTGTGTCTTGAAGGTTGCCCATCAAGAGACAGGGTCTGGTGCGAGTGCCTCGCAACGTAGCCAGTGCCGGGTCGACATGGATGTCGTCGGCAAGTCTGGCAAGATTGTGAGGTGTAGTGCGTACAAGGTGGTCGTAGTCCCGAAAGGGGAGCTCGATGACCTTGACGACGTGAAGGATGTCTCAGCAATGCTGGACAGTTTCTGTGCCACCACTGGCGCGGCGACTACAGTGTTGTTTGATGGATCCGGAAACGGCGACTCCGCGCTCATCAACGCGACTTTGTAGACAATAATGCCTACGAAGCGTAATGCATCATCGGCTTGCCCACATATGCCGTGCCTTGCGATCTTTAGTTCCTCAGCGTTGTGCTGGGGGGATCGTGAAGCTCGGTTAGTGTGGCTGGACGGTGATATCGCAAAAGATGAGCATCCTCAACAAGCAGATTGCTCCGCTTGCCATCGGGATATTGACGATAGGTATCGTCTTGCTCGTGGCTAGTTGCTCTTTCGACAGGTTGTCGATTGAGAAGGGTCGTCTGAATCCTAACGGCATCCCACCCGGGATGTTCACGAATTCAGCGACTAATCAGGGCCTCAGCGAAAGCTGGGGCTTGGAGTAGTTAGTGTCAGGGGGTGTCAGGTTTGATAACCTGGCATCCTACCCTCTTGGCTAGAGGGGTTTTAATGACGCTACGTGTTTACGATTACGGCTCACCAGCCAGGTGAGACTCGTCGTGGATACGGTGTTTGTTACGTTAGTTCCGAAATCATGCAGATGGCTGTGTACTTAGAGAGATATCATATATATGGATCCCTTAAAAGCTAAGTCAGTGAGCTCACCAGAGCTCTTATATCTGGCTATTGCCATCCTGCGTGACGTGCAAACGTTACACAGTGAGGTGATATCACCTGAATCACTCCATAGAGATGCCCAAAAGGTATCTCGTAGGGTTGTGATGGAAGGACCTGCCTTCTTAACGAAGGCCTTACCCGCGCTTGGCAAAGCAGTTGACTCTGCGCTGTCGGGTGCGTCTACCATATGTCCTCGTGATCTTGGCTTCAAAACCAAGGAGGGCACGCAGATCCCTCTCCTGCTCGGAGAGTTGTTTGTGAGAGTCTTTGACTCTAAGGGTAGGGTCTTACCAGACCCCTGTGTTAGGAGCATCAAGTCACTAAGGATGTTCTTGTACTTTGCGTACAAATATGAACTCCCTTATGATAAAGAGACGGAAGCAAACGTACTCGCGAAGTTTGAAGAAACTGAGCGAGAGGTTACGTGTTGGTCGACGAAGTGGGACTCAATATCCCACGCGATCGATAGTTCGAACGATAGCAGAAGTTATGATAGAATCGGTAGTACTGATTCTAAGTTTCCTTATGCGTCGTTGATCAAGAAGGCTAGGAGAATTCTCTCCAAAGTCTTCCAGCATTTCGATCCCCATGACATTGAACCGTCCAACGGACCCGGAGCCCTCTCCACTGGAGAGAAGCTTTGGGAAAAGTGGACGTTCAAACGTGTATCCGAGCGGTTAGCCGCAGAATACCCCATCGACGCATTCTTTTTCGCGTCTTTGAGTCATGTTTGCGACAGGCCTAATCAGCTTGCAGCAATCGAAGTGGGCGAGGATTCGGCCAAGATTGTACTTGTTCCGAAGGATTCGCGCGGTCCTCGTATTATCTCTTGCGAATCTCACAGTAATATGTGGGTGCAGCAGGGTCTTATGCGGGCAATTATCCGACACTTAGAGTGCCATGCCTTAACAAAGCATAGCATTCACTTCACAGACCAGGGACCAAACCAGAAAGGAGCTTTAATCGGCTCCAAGTATGGACAATACGCGACTCTGGACCTCAACGAGGCCAGCGATCGCGTTTCGGTAGGTCTTGTGAAACTACTTCTCCCGGGGCACGTAATAAACGCCCTGTTGAGTTGTAGGTCTCTAACTACTCGGTTACCGGACGGAAAGGTGATTGAACTCAGTAAGTTCGCGCCAATGGGGTCAGCAGTTTGCTTCCCTGTTCTAGCACTTATTGTATGGGTTCTCCTCTACGTTGGAGCCGACGATGCGGATACCCGCGAGGGTATCTTGGTGTATGGCGATGATGTTGTTGTCAATAGCGGTTACGCCGCGCACGCAATGACAATTCTTGAGGCGTTTGGTTTAAAGATCAACCGCAGCAAGAGTTATACCACCGGATTCTTTCGAGAATCCTGTGGCGTTGATGCCTTCCGAGGTGTCGACGTCACTCCAGTCCGACTTAGGACTGTGTGGTCTCCTCGTCTAAGCCCAGAAGTTCTCTCGAGTTGGAGTTCGTATGCCAACTCATATCATGAGAACTCGTACTTCTATACCTACGAATTAATCGCAGGGTGGTTGTTCCAAATATACGGACCAATCCCGGACAGGGAGACGAGCGAAGAAGCTTGCCCCTATCTCGTAGAAGTTCCTGAGAAAATGCGCCCCAGAATGCGCTTCAATAAGCATTACCAGAGATGGCAGTGCTTAGCGTGGAGCCTGGTGCCCCGTACGGTTGAAATGTCAATAGACGGTTGGGCTATGCTACATCGGTATTTTACCAATGTCCATAGTCTTCCCCTAACCGGGCTTGACAGTGAGTCGCGTTTACGCGACTTCTGCTCAGGACTGTCCGCATTACCTACGGAATCGGGAGGCAGACGCTCCCATAAAATGGACGAATTCCTCAAATCAGAGGATGGTCCATTCTCAGTCTGTTCGTACACCAAATCGCGTGATGTAAAGCTAAGAAAAGGTTGGATTCCCTCCCTGCCGCGAGGCAAGGAGAAATCTTCAGATTTGGACCCCAAAAGGGTTGTGGATCTGACGGCCGAGTTGCCTCCATTGACCCGAGCTGATGTGGTATCACTACCATGCAGTCCGGATATATGGTTGCGGTTCGATCGTTCCTTAATACTGGAAGCAATTCCAGGAACTGATTCTGGCAAGTCGCCATGGTCAGCTTAGCAGCATAAATGCGATGGT